ATCTATAGGCACTATAGTTATTTGATCTTTTGTTTTTAACTGTTCTGTTGCACCGTTGTTAACAATATTAAAACTACACATGTCTGTGTCAATTGCATAATTGTTTTCTGGATCTTCACTTAATTGTAATATAGTTTCTAAAGGTAGTGGGGGCCTGCCTAAAAAGCCACTGGATTGGTGTCGTTGAATTGTCTCCTCATCAAACTGAAACCCTTTGTGTAAATAAAAAATATTAATATTTGTCATATATTTCCTGGCAGAGAGTAAGGGATTCGAACCCTTGAACCAATTACTCAGTTACCTCCTTAGCAGGGAGGCGCTTTCGACCACTCAGCCAACTCTCTTCTTTGTAATATTTATCGTAGTTAAATACAGTTATAATATTTTACTGATAGAATTCAAAAACTGATAAATAGTAATATGAGCAGACTATCATTATGGAATCCGACCAAAACTAACGATTTTAACTTTATCGATCGAATCGTTGGCGAACACATCTACGCAGGTGGTACTGGTGTAAATATACACAAATATATCGGCGTACATGAAACACCTGATGAGAATGACCCAACAAGGCCAAGTAGTGCTGGACAAAATTCAGAAGTTTTTATACAAGATATTTTATTCCTCGAAAACAGAGATAGAAAATACGACAAAAATGTATTTGAACTACGTGGGCAGTATAACTTAGGTGATAGTGATTCTTTTGACTTAACACAATTTGGTATGTTTTTAGCAAACGATACGGTGTTTATGAACTTTCATACTGAAAGTATGGTAGATGCTGTAGGCAGAAGACTTATGCCTGGTGATGTGTTAGAGTTGCCCCATTTAAGAGATGACTTACTGTTAGGCAGTGATGAAGCAATAAATAGATTTTATGTTGTTACTGATGCCAGTAGACCAGCAGAAGGATACGATCCACGTTGGTGGTCACACCTTTGGAGAGTTAAATTAGGACCTATTACAGATTCACAAGAGTACAGAGATATTCTTGGTACTGGTGAAGAGGAAGAAGATTTAAGAAACTTGATTAGTACATATCAATCAAGTATCAATATCAATGATAAGTTATTAGAACAAGCAGAGCGTGATGTTCCTTATGATCCTACTTATAAAAATACAGCACATTTATACTTTGATGAAAGTGTGCCAGATAAACCGGGTCCAGCAATTGATCTTATGTCCAATGACGGAACTCCGTTAAATGGTTTAAGTCTTGTAGGTAGCGGAAATACGTTCCCACCATCAAGTAACGATGGCGATTACTTCCTAAGAACAGACTTTACACCTAATAGATTATTTAAGAAAAACGGATCAAGGTGGCTTAACTCAGGAACTGACAATCGAGGAACATGGGCGGCGGCTAATAGAATACTATCAACATTTATTAATAATGATAACATAACTTCGCAAGACGAAGGCGGTAGTATTAACGAAAAACAAAATTTAAGTAAGGTTGTAAAACCTAAAACGGATAACTAATGTCGTATGAGATAAAAGTTAAAGAACCGCAACATCCTGTAGAAGGTGAGTTTTCTTTAGACCAATACGGCGAAGTAGTACAATTTAAGAACGGCGAGTGGATTAGCAATGGCAGGTAAAAATTTAGATTACTGGTACGACGAACAGATTAAAAGATATCTATTGCAAATTATTAGAGTATTTTCTAATTTTAAAGTAAGAGAATATACTGACAATGGTGTAAACTATAATCGTGTTCCAGCCAGATACGGCGATGCTTCAAGAATGGTAGCCAATATATTGCGTAAAAATTCTGAGAACGTTATTAATAGTGCTCCGTTTATTAGTGTTACTATTGGTAGCCTACAACCTGCAAGAGATAGAACACATGAACCGATGCTTGTAGATACTACACAGGTAGCAGAAAGAGAATTTGATAATGCCACTGGTGCATACACTTCTAATCAAGGTAACTTATATACTACACAAAGATATATGCCAGTACCATACAACATGACAGTAAATGTTGATGTATGGACTACTAACACTGATACAAAATTACAAGTAATGGAACAAATATTTGTGTTGTTCAATCCAAGTATTCAATTACAATCAAACGATAATCCATTAGATTGGACAAGTGTTTTTGAAGTTGAACTAACAGACATAGTTTGGAGTAGTAGAGGCATACCTGCAGGTGTAGATGAAAATTTAGATATTGCTACTTTAACTTTTAGCATACCTATTTGGATATCACCTCCTGCTAAAGTAAAACGTCAAACCATTATTCAACAAATTATTGCTGACGTACATTCTACATCAAGTATACAGGAATTAGGATTTAGTGAAGACTATCATGACTTCTTTGGTTCAATTGACGATACTGCTGAAATTATTGTTACACCAGGAGACTATGCTGTTCAAATAGCAGGTGCTGTTGCAACCTTAGTTGATCAAACAGGATCTGGTGTTAAATGGAAAGATATTATAGAAATGCAAGGCAGTATACGAAGTACAAGTTTATTAAAATTAAATATTAGTAATGATTCGGATAGTGCTGTAGACTTTATTATAGGAACTGTTTCATACAATCCAACAGATGATACTAAACTTATCTTTAACTTGGATACTGCTACGTTACCTACTAACACACTAACTGCTGTAAATAAAATTATTGATCCAAGAGCAAACGTGCCAGGAGACGGTACATTAGCCGCCGCTTCTACTGATCAACGTTATTTAATAACCGAAGACATATCTGCGTCAGGATACCCAGATTGGAACATTGATGCCCAAGCAGATGATATCATACAATACAACGGTTCTAATTGGATAGTAGTATTTGATGCAAGTGCTATCTTATCTACACAATATGTAAGCAATTCATTTACCTCTACTCAATATAGATGGACTGGTAAGGCATGGATCTCATCATACGAAGGCGAATATAATCCTGCGTTTTGGAGACTGGCTCTATAATGAGTACTACAGCGGCAGGAGTAGTATTCCTTGCTAAAGACACAGGTAGATGCATGTTGCAACTACGAGAAGGCAACAAACGATTTAATCATACTTGGGGGTTTTGGGGAGGCGTCATGGAAAGAGGTGAAACTCCATATGAATGCATTCAACGAGAGCTCGATGAAGAAATAGGAATAGTGCCTGAACTAACAAAATTAAATCCTATTGATGTATACCAAAGTAAAGATCAAAATTTTTATTACTACAGTTTTGTTTATGTAGTCGATAAAGAATTTCAACCACCAAAACTTAACGGCGAAAGTGCCGGTTATGCCTGGGTTAATATTGGACAATGGCCTAAGCCTTTGCACAACGGTGCTCATTTAACCTTAAATAAAAATGGTGGAACAACTAAACTGCATACTATACTCAACATTAATAAAGACTAAATACTACTATGAGCAAGGGAGAAGTTATTGATTTTGCCGTCTTGCGAATACAAAGTGAACTGGAAGTCTTTGAAAAAACTAACACAATTCCCCATTCTATCTTAGATGGCACATGGGATCTTTTAGAAATAAGAGATCATTACTACACCAAACTAACACCAGAGTATCAAAAAATTGCTGATAAGATTTTTGTTGAATACACAGAAAACTTAGATGAGAATTTTGAAACTTTAAAAGTTGCTCTGAGAAAAGAATATGGTGCGTTAATGTCTACGTTAGCAACCGAGCATGAAAGTTTTATGTTCGATATTATACTGAAGAAGTATAGAAAAGGATTTAATCCAATCAAATCTTTGTATTACGAGGCTCGCGAAATACGTCGACGTTTTAATGCAGAAAACGAACATCACCTATGGCTATATGAATTACTAACCGATAAAACATATAATACTATTATTATTGATGCTCTCGAAAAAGATGTTAAACGTATTGAAAGAATTTTAAAAAGATATCACTATCCTTTTGTAAAGCATGGAACAGGAATTCCTTTAGAGTTATTCCATGCTAAACAATTACAAAAAGATTTTAAGTATTTTTGGAGATACTTTAGTAATATGGATCAGTGGCAATTAGATGAATAAGTTAAGCAGTTGCTTTCTTTGATTTGTAGTT